TGCTACTCGTCCTACAATAATCAAGTTCTCTCCCAGCTCCACCAATCTTTGTATGCTCGGCTTTCACGTCGCCTTTGGCTTCTGAAGGGTGATCCTACTTCTGAACGTGTTGCGGAACTCAACGGTGAAGGGAAATTTCTTAGCTTCGATTACATCGGAGCTACTGACAACATAAAGAAAGAGTACGTACAAGCCGGAATTGAAATCCTGATCGAGCAGGCCGACGAGATGAGTGATGATGAAAAGAGATGTTTAAGGGTCCTTGGTAACTTGATCCTTAAGAATCGCGACGCTAGGTTCGAGCCAGAGGAAGGTGACCCGGATTTTGGTCCTACTAAGGACTTTTTTTCGGGGGCAACCTATGGGGTGCTTTATGAGCTTCCCGTTACTCTGTTTAACGAACAAGACTATCGTCGACATGTCACTTACCGACCTACTTGAGAGGAAGGAAATTTCTTTCAATGAGTGGACGCAACACCGTTGTTTAATTAATGGTGATGACTTACTGCTCAAAGAGCCCAGTAATAAAAGCGACCTTGCTAGTCGTATTGTCTACAACGGCGGTCAAGTAGGGATGGAGACTAACATGGACAAGTGCCTGAGGTCTGAGTCCCTTGCAGAAGTTAATTCAACATTATTTGATAACGGTGTACACGTGAAGAAGACAAACGCCAAAGCCCTTTACATGAAGGCTGATGTAGAGGACGTCCTTGGTTTAGCCTATGATGCTACGACTACCACTAGTGGTTTTGTCAAATGCGTCAGGTCTAACCTCGGAATATTGAAGAAGCAGGAGGACAAGTTTCTCTGGAAACTTCCGTATCCTTACCAAGTGATATGTAAGAAAAACAAAAAGATAAACAAAGCCCTCCGCTTCAAGCCCCTTGATAAAAAGTTCGATGCGTCAAACTACTTTCCCGTCGTTCCCCGGCCTGCCGGGTACGATCTCTTTCCGAACGAGGAGAGAGAAATCCTGGACCACAAGGTCTCTGAGATTAGGGATAACGTAGTGACAACCTTCCTTAACAGGTCACGCTTAGAACAACATCTCAAGGAAGAGAACAAAGAGCGTAAGAGACTCGGCCTACTCCCATTCACTCTCAACAAAAAAATTAGGGTCGTCAGTACCAATATTTCTTGGAGACGATTAACAAAGAAAAAGAAAAAAGAGAGTGATTTTATTTTATCAGTACTCGCCGAGGCTTTCCAGCTTGAGCAGCGTGATCTATTAACAGAGGATATCCCTAAGGATATCATTGAGTTCAAGAG